GGTTGATGGCTTATGGTCAGATGTGTGGCCCACTAAACAAATGACTGAGCAAGAAAAAGCAGAAAAGATTGCGGGGGTACAGTCGGCTTGGGCGTTTAGAAACGAAGCTAATAACAACAATTGGGCGGCTTGGACTTTTGATGAATCACTGTGTGCTTATGTACCCCCCATCCCACGACCAGAAGGTGGCGGAGTATTTTGGCAAGGAACTACTTTAAGTTGGGTTGCGTCACCTCAACATCCAAACGATGGGAAAACATATAGACTGGACTTTGCTTTAGCTATTTGGGTTGAAGTAACACCATAAAAGGACTCCATCATGGCAAAAACCGCAACCAAAAAAGTTAAAAAAGAAGTGTGTAAAGCCGCCGAGTCAGTGGCTGAAGTTGTTAAACACACTCAGCTTCAAGTTGCATACCATTTCCCGTGCCCAATCTATGTTATTGAGCGCCCTGACTTTTTAGATGTTGTTAGCACCGTGTCTGAAGAGGCTTTAGATGTTGTCCGTAAAGAACGTGACCTTAACGAAATCTACCCTCTATACATGACGGGCAATTATTTTGCTGACCCTCGCGTAGTCGGGTTCTTTGAGTTTGTAGGGGCAACTGCATGGAACATCCTAAATGAGCAGGGCTACGCCATGCAGGATAAAGCAGTGTCGTTTACAGAAATGTGGACGCAAGAACACTATAAGCACTCTGCAATGGATGCACACGTTCATGGGTTTGGCTCACAGATTGTAGGTTTCTATTTCCTTGAGACACCAGAAGATTGCTCTCGTGTTGTGTTCCATGATCCCCGTGCAGGCAAGGTACAGATTGATTTGCCAGAGCAAGACATGAGTGCGGCAACTCCTGCCAGCAGGATGATTAACTTCACTCCGAAGCCCGGCATGATGATCTTTGCTAACTCATGGTTAATGCACTCGTTTACACGCCATGCGGCTGACCTGCCAATTAAGTTTGTACATTTCAACTTGACCGTGATCCAACAGCCGCAGATTTGCCCAGCACCTGCTGAAGTTATATGAATACGTACCAGATTCGGTTCAACAAAACTCGTGGTCAAGCTGGACGCGGAACAGTTGACCATGCGTGGCGCGTTTTTGAAAACGGCAAAGAGTTTTTGTTTAAGAACTTAGACATCACAGTCCCCGTCAAGAGCGAAAAAGATGCAAACGGTGTTGACTACAACATTACTTGTCAGGGTTATATGACCATTGACAGGGATACCTCGACTGCCATAATTGTGGCAAAAATTAAACACAAAGCTAAAGAGCTTTTAACTCAGGAGTAAATCATGGATGCACCAACACCACAACAAATTAACCAGCACTACGTTGCCATGTGCGACAGCGTATGGCTAATCAACGCCATTATTGGCGGCTACCAACCCCAAGACAAAGCCGCAGTTGAGCGTAACGTGGCGCACCTTGAGTTGATGCTATCCAAAGATTTTTGGACTAATGAAGACATGACTGCCGTCAACGCTGCAATTGCCGCTGGCAAAGCCTATGTCTGAACCCCGCAAAGTTTTGATTGCTACCCCTGCCTATGATGGCAGGCTTGACGTTTGGTACACCAATTCGTTGGTTAACACTATTCGCTTGGCGCAGGCAAATGGAATTTTTGTACACCCAGTATTCATGTCCTACGATGCGCTGATCCAACGTGCCCGTAACGACTTGTTTGCCTTGGCTGTTGAGGGTGGGTACGACGACATGATCTTCATCGACTCCGATATGGAGTGGAATCCTGAGTGGATTATGGAGCTTCTGTCACGTCCTGAAGATGTTGTTGGCGGCACGGCGCGCAAGAAGACAGATGACGCTGAAATATACGTTGCCAAGACGCAAGACTTGACGTACCACGAGAACGGCCTGATTAAATGCGAAGGTCTTGGTACTGGATTTGTGCGTTTGTCACGCGAGGCTTTTACTGCGCTTTGGGAAATCAGCCCCGAGTATCAGAACGAAGGTAAAACCCGCCGCATGATCTGTGATGTACAGGTAATTGATGGACAGCTTTACAGCGAAGACACCGTACTGTTCAAGAAGCTGAATGAGCTTGGTTTTGACTGCTGGCTTGATCCAAAGATGACTTGCGTACATATCGGCACAAAGAAGTTCTATGGCAACATGGCGGGCTACATTGAAAGGCTAAAGGAGCAAGCATGAATTGGTCAGATGCACTCAAAGCAGTAATACCTATCGTAGTCATGTCTTTGGCGTGGCTGCTGGGACAGGTCAACTCTTTCTCTGAACGCCTGACTAAGATCGAAGGACAGATGCCTGCCTTGATTACCAAAGAAGGTGTGCCGACCGATAGCCCCATCAGTGCCGAGCGCCGCGCCATCTTAAAAGAGGGCTTGATGAACCACATCAACGAATTGCAAGTCAAGGTTCGTTTGCTCGAAGAACGTGAAAAGTTGGGGAAAAAATAATGCTAGATATTCTTTCTGGTGGCTTACTAGGCTCCATTTTTGGCGGTGTGTTCCGCCTTGCGCCTGAAGTTCTAAAGTTCTTTGACAAAAAGAATGAGCGCTCCCATGAGCTATTGATGTTCTCCCGCCAGTGCGAACTGGAACAACTGCGCGGTCAGCAAAAGTTAGCTGAGATTGGCGCTCAACGGGAAGCCGCAATAGATGTAGGTGTCATGGATGCATTTAACAACGCCATCACCCAGCAGGCCGAGATGGTCAAAGCCGCAGGCGGGTGGGTTGCTAGTCTATCAGCATCTGTGCGTCCTGTAGTTACATACTGGGTGCTGTTTGTCTGGTCATTTATTCACGTATGGTTTGCATGGAACGCATGGCTTGCCGGTGCGCCAGCCGTAGAAGTGTTCAAAACCATGATGACACCTGACTTCTCGGCCTTGTTGTCTGGGACAATTAATTATTGGTTCCTCGATAGAACCCTCAAACAGCGTGGCATATGAACCTAGAGTTAGCCGCTGCTTTGTGCCGTCAGTTTGAGGGCTACCGCGCTAAGCCGTATTTATGTCCGGCAGGCGTAGCTACAATTGGCTATGGTTCTACCTACTACGCAGACAAGCGCAAGGTAACTTTAGAAGATGCTCCGATGGATGAACCCACGGCACGGGCCTTGTTAATGATTGAACTTGAGCATACATACTTACCCGGAGTTTTGCGTAACTGCCCCGGCCTGATAACAGACGTTCGTAAGTGCAACGCCATCGTGGATTTTTGTTATAACTTAGGCACAGGACGCTTGCAGACTTCTACGTTAAAGAGGAAAATCAACGCCAATGATTGGGAAGGAGCCAAAGAACAACTTATGCTCTGGACTAAAGGTGGCGGCAAGGTCTTGCCGGGCTTGTTAAAACGCCGCACGGCTGAGTGCGCCCTACTGGATTGACCGATGCCGTTAAAAAAACTAACCCTGAAAGCTGGTGTAAATAAAGAAAACACCCGTTACACCAACGAAAACGGTTGGTACGTTTCCGACAAGATACGGTTTCGTCAGGGTACACCGGAAAAAATTGGTGGTTGGGAACTCATTTCTGGTTATACATTCTTAGGTGTTTGCCGTTCATTATGGAACTGGATTACTTTGTCTGGTTTAAACCTTGTAGGTGTAGGCACTAACTTAAAGTTTTACATTGAACGTGGTGGTTTTTATAACGACATAACCCCCATACGAGCAAGCAGCACAATTAATAATAACCCGTTTGTAGCTACAAATGGATCGGCAATTATCACTGTTACAGACACAGCTCATGGTGGAGTAACGGGCGACTTTGTTACGTTCAGTGGTGCAGTAGGTCTTGGTGGAAATATCACGGCAGCCGTATTAAATGCCGAATATCAAATTACCGTAACAGGCGTTAATACTTACACATTTACAGCATCTGCCACAGCCAATGCTACGGATGCTTCAGGATCACCCGGTGGCGGAGCTTCTGTTGTCGCTGCTTATCAAGTTAATGTTGGCCCAGCCTATGCGGTTCCTTTGGTTGGATGGGGTGCTGGCTCTTGGGGGTCTGGAACATGGGGTAATGGTGGAACATCTTTAAGCGCTATTCGCATTTGGAATCAGCAAAACTTTGGACAAAATTTAATTTTTGGCCCACGCGGTGATGCTTTGTATTTTTGGGACGCTACCACTGGAGTAACCAGTCGAGGTGTTTTGGTGTCCAGTTTGCCGGGAGCGTCAGAAGTTCCTTTGATGCAAAACTTTTTGATTGTTTCTGATGCCAGCCGTTTTGTTTTTGCGTTTGGTACAAATGATTACGGCGACACTGTTAAGAACCCCATGTTAATTCGCTGGTCAGATCAAGAATCTGTAGTGAATTGGACAGTATCTACAAGCAGTCAGGCTGGCAGTACTCAACTTTCACATGGTTCTGAAATTATTACAGCCGTTCAAACTCGCCAAGAAATTGTGGTTTTTACTGATTCATCTCTTTATTCTTTACAGTACCAAGGCCCGCCAGTAATTTGGAGCACTCAGCTTCTGGGCGATAACATTTCAATTATTGGCTCTAATGCGGCTATTATTGCTTCTGGCGTTGTGTATTGGATGGGCGTAGATAAGTTCTATAAATACGATGGCCGTGTTCAAACTTTGCGTTGCGATCTTCGTCAGCACATTTATGGTGACATTAATCTTGGCCAAGCTGAACAAGTATTTGCTGGAACTAATGAGGGCTTCAATGAAGTCTGGTGGTTCTATTGTTCCGCCGGAAGCTATGAAGTTGATCTGTATGTAACGTACAACTACGCAGAAGATGTGTGGGCGTATGGAACCCTAAAAAGAACTGCATGGCTGGATTCTGGTTTGCGGGATTACCCAGTTGCGGCTACC